TCGGTCACCCGCGATAAGGAAAGATTGAAGGATAGCACGATTCTTGGGAAAATGTATTTCTATTACTATGATCCTAAGACAAAGGATATGTTACCGTATTGGGATAAGTTTCCTCTGGTGATTCCAATTGAAACTTACCGTGATGGTTTTCTAGGTCTGAACCTGCACTATATCAGCCCAAAGCAAAGACTGGTATTACTGGATGCGTTGAGTGAATATGCAAACAATTCAAATTATGATGAAACAACAAGATTGCGTTTGACATACAGCAAACTAAAGAATATCGGTAAGGCATACAAAGCCAAGCCCTGTATAAAAAAGTACCTGTTCAAACACGTTGACAGTAGATTCTTAGAAATTGAGGCCAATGAATGGGACATTGCTGTATTATTACCGTTTCAGAACTTTCAAGGTGCATCAGCCAACAAAGTTTATAACGACTCTAGGACAAAATTCTAATGGCATTTACACCACAATCATTTCTATCAAACATCAGAGCCAAGGATGGGTTGGCAAGACCAGCTCGTTTTGAAGTTGTTCTTCCAATACCAAATTATATCAACAACTTCATATCACAGAGTTTGATTGAACAAATATTAAACTTGCCTAACAATTTAATTACTGACATAACACAATCTGTAAACGATGTTCTTGGCAACTCACCAACAGAAGAACAGTCGAAGACTTCAAACGCATCTATAAGTAGGTATCTTGCACTACAATGTGAGGCAGCTGAACTACCAGGTAAGACATTTGCAACCACATCAGCTAAAATTTACGGTCCTATTTTTAAAGTACCATATCAGGTACAATATAGTGATACATCATTGACATTTTTATGTACCAATCAATTCTATGAAAGAAAGTTGTTTGAAAGATGGATGGAAGCAATTCAACCATCTGATACAAACAACATGAGATTTCCAAAAGGTGCAACTAGCAGATATCTAACCAATATCAAGGTGATACAGTACGATGATTTCATTAAAAGAATCTTTGCTGTAGAACTGATAGATGCTTTTCCAATAGGAATAGGTCCACAAGCACTTAACTGGACAGAAGACAATTTTCATCGTCTAACTGTTCAATTTGCGTATCAGAGTTATCGTGTTGTGTATGAAGGAAGTTATGACTTGGTTGCAGCAGCAACCGAATACTTTGGTGTTGCTGGCGCCAGATTATTTGATAAAGGCGGACAGAATGTAGCCAACAGCATAGGGAATGTGTTGAATAAAATATTTTAATTAGTGGAGATATAGTATGTTACCAAAAATTGATGTACCAATTTATAGTGTTGAATTGCCTTCAAACAAGAAGAAGGTACAATTTAGACCTTTTCTTGTAAAAGAACAAAAATTGTTTTTGATGGTTAATGAGGATAATGAATCAGAAGAAACTGTGAAGGTAATCCGTCAAGTTTTAAAGAATTGTGTGTTAGATGAAATTGACATTGATGCTTTACCTGTATTTGATTTAGAATTTTTGTTTATGAATCTTCGTGCAAGGTCCGTTTCTGAAGTTGTAACTTTAAAGTATCGTTGCAACAATTCTACAAAAACAGAAGATGATTCAGAAAAAGAGTGTGGTGCAATTAATGAAGTATCGTTTAATGTTCTTGAAATTAAACCTACTTTTTCTGATAATCACACCAATAAAATTCAACTCAACGATAAAATTGGTATTGTAATGAAGTATCCAAATTTTGAGTTGGTACAGAAAGCATCAGGTAAAGGTGAAAATGAAATGATTATGGAGATGATTTACTCTACAATTGATTATGTTTATGATGCAGACCAAGTATACTATATGAAAGATAACACTAAAGAAGAAATTATTGAATTTGTTGATAATTTACAACAGAAAGATTTGGAAAAAATTCGTATATTTTTTGAGACAATGCCTAAGATTAAAAAAGACATTGAATACAATTGCAAGAAGTGTGGGTATCACGATACCATCGCACTGGAGGGTATACAAAATTTTTTCGGATGATGTTACAATATGATAACCTAGGTAATTACTATAAGACTAATTTTGGATTGATGCATCATCACAAATACAGTCTTACAGAACTTGAGAATATGATACCTTGGGAACGAGAGATATATGTTGGTATGTTAATTCAACACCTTGAAGAAGAAAAAAACAGATTAGAACAACAAAAGAAAAGATAAAAAATGGCAAAAGATTCTAGACTAGCTGAAATTTACAGACAAGAGTTAAAAGATAAAGGTCTGTTGAGCGCACTCATATCTGCTTCTAGTGAACGTAGAAAAGAAAAAATGGATGTTAGAAATTTACTTCCTAGCACAGGGTTGACGGGTGTTGCTTTTCAAAAAGTTTTTGGTAGAGCATACAGATACGGTTCAAAGAAAGATTCTGTTAGAGATATCAGTAGTGGTATGGAATCTAAATCTTTAGATAATAAAATTACTAGAATCGGCATTGATACCAAAATTACGGCCAAGAATAGTATTGTTCTTCCTGGTATGGCTAGAGATATGAACGTCATGCGTCAGAACATGCAACAAATGGTTAGATTAAATGGAGGTAAAGCTGCTAAAGGTGCTGATGCATTGTTCAAAAGATCCGGTCAAAGAAATGCTTTGTATAAATCTTATACTTGGTGGCATAGGAAGTTTAGTTGGAGGTGCAGCTAAAGGTATTTTTGGAATTATTTCGAGTGTGTTAAGCGGAATGGGACCTTTAGGTATCATCTTAGCCGCAGGTGCAGGATACTTGATATATCAAATGTCACAAACTTTTGATTTTGAAAAAATGTCAGGAGATTTTAAAAATATCTATGAAGATGTTACAAAATCCATAAAGAATTTTTTAGGTTTAAAAGAAGGTGAAGAGGGTATAATAGGTAGTGTTTCTGATGTGATTGGAAAAGGAATTAACATTCTTACAGCTGGCGCATTGGCTGCTTATGGACTAATGACAGATACACTTAAAGCTCACTTACTCGATAGTGTAAATTATGTAAAAAACTTTTTTAAACAGAATGAAGATAAAATGATAATGGGTGGTGCCTTGATGGGTGCTGCACTTCTCGGAGGACCAAAAACTGTAGCGTTGGCGTTAGGTGGATTAGGATTGTATCTTGCTGGAAAAGATAAATTTAGTGAAACTGATAGAACCATCAGAGAAGAAAATGCGATGAAAGGTATGTCAGATATATTAAAAAAATATCCAGGCCAAACACCAGAACAAAGAAAAATGAATTTAGAAAGAATGGCTGCAAATGAAGTTCCAGGTGCAGGTGATGATTTAATGGAATATAACAAATTCAAAGGAGACCTACAACAGGTACAAAGGGATAGAGCCGATGCAAATACTTTCCTTCCAACAGATAATGCATCTAAAGTTCCTGGATTTAGTGAAAGGTATAATAGTTATTTGGGGCAAATGAATACTAGTGCTCCAACTAGGGTTGCCTCTGGAAGTTACGCTGATAGGATATCAGCATCAGAATCTGGTGGAGACTATAATGCAACTAATCTCGGTGTTAAACAAATAAATGGAAAACCTGTATCTCAAAATTCTATATCAGAAGTTGTTGAGTGGCAAAAGCAAAACAAAGCTTCAAATAGACATGCAGCAGGAAAATATCAGTTTATAAATGTTGCTAGTGCTGCACGATTGGCTGGTTTATCTGGTAGTGATATGTTTAGTCCAGAAAACCAAGAAAAAATGTTTCAAGCTTTCACACAATCTAATAAACAACAACTTGCTGCACTTGGATTACCAACCACCAATGATTATTTGGCTATGGCACACGCAGTAGGTGCTCAAGGAACGAAAGATTTAATTTCTGCACAGAGAACAGGTAGTGGAGGCGAAAGAGCAACAAATGTATTGGGACTTGAAGGTACTGCATCATCAACCAATCCACACCTACAAGGCACCGTAGATAGTGTTATATCCAGATACTTATCGAGTCCAACAATGGTCGCTAGAACACCTTTATCTGGAAATGCTGTGACTCCATCAAGTAGTCCAATGGAAAGTATAATGTCAAGTATGGCAGCTGCAACCCGACAACTTTCTGAAGCTGTGTTCAATAAAGAAATGCAACAAGCTGCTGCATCGCCTGTCTTTAGAGGTGGTCAAATGCCTGGCGCACCACAAGTAAAAGCTAACCCATATCCAGAAGATATGCTTTATCGAGGTATTGTAAGAAACGAATCGTTATCTTAGAGCAATAAAAAACCCCGCCGAAGCGGGGTTTTCTTTTGGTTGACACCAATTACTTCTTTGCTTCAGCTTTCTTTTCGTCTTTCTTAGCTTCGGCTTTCTTCTCAGCAGCCTTGTCAGCAGCAAAACCAGCAGTAGCGAAAAGTGCAGTAACGATAAGTGTAAGTGCTTTCATAGTATTTCTCCTAGTTGAGACCATACGGTCTAGTTAATTAACGCATCAGTCACCCTTACGGATGACTGACATTTTCAAATTTACCTCAGAACGACTTCGATGCCGAAATAACGATGGCATTCTTATACAACGACTGGCCGTTAAGTGTAGTAGCGGTCTTCGCGGTACTTGTCATTCCAGTATTGGTGTAGAAACGACCACCAATGTCCCAACCTTTTACGGCATAGACAACACCAACATTGTAGTCACTATAATTCATATCAGAACTATGATTAACTGCGGTGTGTCCAATGTGAGCAACAGCACTCAAATTACCAGCCAAAGGAACTTTTGAGTCCAATTGGTAGTAATTGCTATTACGGCTATTTGCAATACCGAAATAGTTGCTCAAAGATTGGCTATACTTGAAAGAAACGAGTTCTTTGTAAGCAACACCAACATAGACTTCTTTTGTATCATAGTCTGTGGTTGCGCTTGCAGTCGAACGAGGATAGACATAGTTGTATGAACCTACATCAAACGTAAGACCAAGAACAGTTTTCTTGAATCCGGCATACAGGTCACTTTCCATGCCTGAACCGTTGGTATACATCTGCGAGCTGATAGAACTGTTCCAGTTACCGGCATAGAAACCACTTGCGTGGGTATAATCAACACCGCCTTGGATTGCAGCAGCATTTTGAGTTTGACTGATACCACGGAAACGGTAGTCACTTGTCAAACTAAAATTGCCATTTAGTCCTTCAGCATGAGCAACACCAAAAGTGGTTGCCAAAAGTGATGCGAGTAATACTTTCTTCATTGATTTTCCTTTTTGATTATTTTGCGAGAGACTTGAAATAGTCTAAGTCTTCATTTGCTTCAACTGAATCCAAGGCCTTAATTTCATCCTCAGTCCATGGGCGCATTTCGATTCGAGCATCTTCAGCTTTGCTGCTCACAACAGCACCTTCAAAGCCAAGAACCTTATCCAAACGAGCCTTCAGTTGCTCATAAGATTTGAATTGTTTCTTCTCGGTAAACTCTTTAAGAGAATACTCTTTTTTCCACAATTCTTCCAACTTAGCATCATCACCGTCAAGAAGCGCAGACTTATCCGCGAATTCCGACTTATCATAATTACGATATCCCTCAACATTACGAATCTTCAACTTGAAGTTGGCACCTTCCCACAAATCAAATGGGTTTACAGGTGTTTCATCAGCGAATTCAGGATTCATCGCTTCAGAAATCTTATCGAAGATTTTCTTACCAAACTTAAACAGTTTGATTTGACCTTCATTCTCGGGATTGCTGGGATCCGAAACGACAAGGATGTTTGCGATGTAAGAGAGTTTACGCTTCTGCTTACGAGCAACATCTTTGTTAGCTTCAATACCTGAATTCCAAAGAGTGTTGTTATGCTCACAAACTGGGCACTTATCATTCAAAGTGGTCAGGCAGTTATCAATAAACCAACCGCCAGGTCCTTGAAAGCCGTGTGAGAATGTTCGAACCCAAGGAAGTGCATCATCACCATCAACAGCAGGTGCGGGCAGGAAGCGAATTACCGCCATACCGTTACCGGACTTGTCAACGCTGGGTTGCCACATTCTTGTGTCATCTTTAGAACCAGCCTCAGAAGTAGACTGGGTAGAAGCTTCAATCGCCTTGGTCAGTTTGTCTATCGAAGAACGATTGCGTTTTAGGTTTGCAAAACTACTCATTGTATTTCCTTTCGTATAAACGGAGTATGATTTTTTATATTACGTCTTGTCCACATATGCATGATATAGTAATATTTAGTTACTATGCAAGCAACACTTTTAGAAGTTCAATAGTTTTGCCTACATCTTTATGTAGTATGCCGATGCCACCTGCTGCATCAAAGGCTTCAATAACATCCGGTGTATCGTCAATCAGGATGATACCTTTGCCAGCATACTTACTTTTCTCTTTACGACCAGGCACGATGTTTGGCTTATATGCGATGTTATGCATTTTCAACCAGACTTTCTTTTGCTTAGTCACTTCATCATGGAATCGTGGACCACCAGATGAAGAAAGAATTTCTACATCAATTTCTGGATGTTGCTTACGCAGGAACAACAGCAATTGTTCACCGCCAGGGTACCAATCCAGTTTTTCAAAGTTTTCACCTTTGATAAAATCATGCCAATTACCTGACCACACCTTGTTGTCACGCGATGCTTGGTTTGGCATTACAGAATAGAGCTCTTTGTATTTCTTGTTGAAATCACAGAGAACACCATCCATGTCCAAATAAATCTTCATTGTTCAATCACCTTTTTTAACATCAGTCTGTATTTTACACTATCAAATGGTACAAATGCGGTATACTTGAGCATCTTCATTCGGTAATCAGGCCACCGAATCGTGTCAGAAATTTGCCGTTCCCATACAGGGAAGAAGTTAAGTAGGGCATTCAAAATCACTAGTGTTTCAGGTTGAATTTCTTTTCTGAATGCCATCATTAGTAGAACTGGATACTCACCGTCTTCTACCTTTAACACTTCATTCGGATCATTCAAATCTTCAAATATCAAACTGCAATCATTATCAAAACTGTATGACATAGACTGCATATACTTCATGCGGCGCAGATAGTTTGCTTCTGCTTCATCCTTCAACAAATCACCAGCCCAAGTTTTGTCGTTCAAAATAAAATTGGCAACAAGAAAATTGATGTATTCATCTTCCTTGTATTTGCGTGATAATTTGTAGAAGTGATATTTGTCTTTACGATTCTCAAAACTACTAACAGATATTCTAGACTTACCGTTATACTTGAAGTAGTCATAGGACTGTTGTGAGAAATGTAACTTCAGCGCATTGTATATTGAGAATGCTTCATATCCAGTCATATAGGCAAACGAGAACTTTTTTCTTTCAACATATTGTTATCCATTGCATCATTCTGAATTTTGGATTTAAGGTTAGAGTTAACCAACGATGCAGCAACTTCAATCTCCAATCCAGTCTTTCTGCAATACTCTGTTACTGCTTCAATGTAATTATAATCTGTTTCAGAAACTAACTTGTCAATCTCCTTAGCAAATTTAGACATTTCTTCTTTTGTTGGCATATTATTTCTTTGCTTGTGCTGCTACATTGTGCGATTGAGCCGAAGCGGCGAATGCAACACAGATTACATCACGTTCACTTGCATAAGAACAACGAACTGATAGTGGGTCAATACCTTTTGCGATTGCACTATCAATGTTTTGTGACATTAGT